AATTCTCGTACATCGTGGACGCCATCGGCCACCTCTTCTGCGACGACGAAGGCCTCGAAGCCCAAGCGATGATCGAGAACAACAATCACGGCCTCAGTGTGCAGGACCACCTCCAGCTCCACCTGGGGTACACGCATTTCTTCCGGTGGGAGTACTGGGACGCGGCCGACCCCTCGAAGCGCAAATCGAACAAAATCGGCTGGACCACCACCCCGCGCACCCGTCCGATCCTGCTGGATAAGTTCTACGCCGCAGTGACCACACTTGACCCGCTGACTAATAAACCGGACTATATCGTCAACAGCCCGTGGACCATCAGCGAGTTGGCCGACTTCCAGACCGAAGGCGCGTTGTGGGAGGCGGCAGCGGCAGTAGGTGCACACGATGACTGCGTAATCGCCGCCTCGATCGCCAACTTCGGCGCGTGGCGCATGGCGGCCGGGGAGACCGAACCCCTCGGGGACCGTCGCCGGAGGAAGCACGAGGAAGACGCGGCCCGGCTCCACGACGCCGATCTGCGCGGACAGGGCCGGGACTACCGCAACACGGCCATTACCGCGGGCGAGATGGCCGAGGGGCTGGGGCAGGACCTCGACGCGGAAGACTTTGACGAAGTGGGAGAGATGCGATGAGCACCATCAGCGCGGCGACCGAACCCTTTCTGGCAGTGCGGATCGCCCTGCCCGCATCCATCCTGACCAAGTACGAGGCCGAGGCCGCCGCGACGGGGCGTCCGGTGGAGAGCCTCCTCACCGCCCAGCTCACCCGCTTTGCGCATCTGCCCATCGGGGATCGGGTGCTGGTGCTCCCTGCCCCGGAGCGCGAGGTGCTGGAGCAGGCGCTGGGCAAGCAGGTTCCCACCACCACCGACCTCCTCCGCGCGGTGCGGAACCTCGTGGACGTGGGCATCAGCGGGGTGAAGATCACCTTGGAGCCGCACCAGCTCACCGAATTGAAGCGCCGCGCGGATCGCAATGGGACCACCCACGCGGAGGAGCTGAAGGCGGCGGTGAAGCAGATACAAATGTTGGTCTTCAATGGCTGACGCTTGATGCCGCTCCACGACTACATCCACCCCCAGTGCTGCGAAGTTGAGGTGGATTACTACGTCCCTGCCGCCATCGGCGCACGCGCAGGCGCACCCATCTGTCGGACCTGCGGGAAGCCGCTCGATTGGGTGCCGCAAATCGGGTCGATGGACTTCGGCCCCGCCGGGGGTGCCGGCTTCAAAGCCTTCACCGTCGACCAGGACGTCCGCGGCGTCCCCACCCGCATCGAGATCGACTCCCTCAGTAAACTGCGGAAGGTCGAGCGGGAGTTTGAGGTCCACGCGCGCAACGGCGAGTCCGCGCCACTCGTCTGGCGGGACTACGCGCAGACCCGCAGCAACCGCGATGTCCACACCCTCAGCGCGAACATCGGCGACCCGCACGGGACCAAACCGGTGGTGGATCAGGCGGTCAAGTCGGGCAAAGTGAAGGGATCGAAGGGAGCCGCAGTGACAGCCAAGCACGGCACCATCTGATGGCTGACTTCTCCGCCAGTGGCATCTACGGCCTCCCCGCCACCACCGCCGACACCCTCGCCGGCATGCTCCGCGGCGGCGGCGACCCCCGCGTCCTCGGCTGGTGTCACGAAGCCGTCCAAGAAGGGGACCGCATCAACCGCTCCGACCCCTCCTTCGAGCAGATCGAGGTCTCCCAGAATTATGTGACCGGGATGCAGGGCGGGCTCGGCACCTCCCACGTCACCCCCTCCGGCTCTGGCCCGACCCCAGGCTTCCTCCCCCGCATCGTCCTCAACGAATCCCGCAAGGCGATGCAGGCGCACGTCTCGGCGCTCACGGACCTCCGCCCGACCTTCGGCTTCAAATCGACCAACCCCGCCTTCACCTTCCAGCAACATCTCCTCAACCAACTGGTGGTGAGCTGGTGGATCTCCACGATGGCCGATATTGAGTTGGGCGAGGTGATCAAGAACGCCTTCGTCGCCGGGACCGGGGACTGCGTGCTCGAATGGGACCCCTACACGGGGGACGGCGGCAACAACCTGCTCAAGGCGCGCGACTGTCGGGATACCCTCCCGATCCGCCCGTCGCAGCACCACGACATCCAACTCTGGCAGGGGCTCACCCTCCGCGAGGAGCACACCGTCAATGTGCTCCGCACGATGTACCCGCAGTACGGGGAGATGATCCAGTCCTCGTCGGACACGGTGCTCGCGGCGGTGGCGGGACGGTTCCGCACGGCGATGGCGAGGTTGATCAGTCCCGCCGCCGACACCCTCAGCGGCCTGACCCAGCACACCCACAGTCAGAAGCCGCGCTCTGGTACGCTGGTGCTCTACCGCACCTACCTCGCCGACCAGTCCAAGAACCTCACCAACAAGCCTCTGGCGATGGGCGACCCCACCGCCTCGTGGGCCTATGTGGTGAAGCCGGGGGACCGCCTCTACCCGAACAAGCGCCTCATCGTCTGGTGCGAGAAGTTCATCCTCTACGACGGACCCAGTACCTACACCCACGGGATGTACCCCCTCTCGCGCCTGCGGTTGTGGTCCCTGCCGTGGCTCATGCTGGGCGTCCCGATCCTCAACGACCTGACCCCGCTCCAAGACGGGATCAACGAGACGCTCCAAGACCTCCGCCTCGGGATCCGTCAGTGGCTCCACCGCTCGGTGAAATATAACCGCGCCGACGTCTCCGAATCCACGATGCGCCTGTTCGACTCGCGCAAGCCCGGCGCCCGCATCAAGATGAACGCCGGGGCCAACGCGGAGGGGATGGGGTTTGTGGACGGGCCCAACCCGCAGGTCCTCGCCCTCGCGCACGAGTTCCTCAAGACCCTGCGGGAAGCGCACGACACGCTCAGCGGGACCGCGAACCTCACGCAGCTCATGCAACTGCGCCAGATGCCCTCCGCCGATACCATCCAGAAGTACTACGAGGCCCTCACCCCCGAGATCCGGTACGAGGGGCGGATGGTGGAGGGGTTCCTGCGCTCCCTCGCGGAGCAGTGGAAGGTCAACACCTTCCAGTTCATGACCGCCAAGCGCCGGATTGCGATCCTCGGCGACGCAGGCCTCAGTCTCCAGGACTTCGACTACGACCCAGGCACGCTGGTCCCGGCCATGTCGCCGATGAAATCCTCCCCCGGCCAGCCTGACCCCCTCACCGGGATGGAAGGCCCGCCGACGATGGCCCCCGATCCGCAGTACGTCCCTGAGCTGGACGCCTCCCGCCCGTACTCGGAGCGCGCCCAGCACTTCCAGAAGCTCTTCGTCTTCACCGTCGCGCCCAACTCCCTCCTCGCCATGAACACGCAGGAAGGGAAGATGATGCGGTTCCAGCTCGCGCGGATGGGGTACTACGACTTCTGGTCGCTCCATGAGACGCTGGAGACGCCGAACGTGGGCACGCCGCCCGCCATCCCCCTCCCGCCCCTGACCCCGCCTACGCCCGAGGAAGTGATGCAGGCGCAGCTCCAAGCCGGGGCTGCCGCGCTCGGGGTGCAGATCCCGGGCATGGCGCCGGCGAAGTACATCATGGGGCCGGATGGGCAGATCCTGGAGATCCGCGTGCCCATGACCGTGACCGAGCGGTTGATGGCGCAGCAGATGCTGGGGATCGGGATGACCGAGAACCCTGCGGGGCGGAAGGCCTCGGGGCAGGAGTCACCGAAGTCCGAGACCAAATCCGACGGGCAGGGGGGACAGCGGCAGACCACCACCGAGAGCGCGAAATGAACCGGGACGAGTTGACCGCGCTCCTCTCAACCGTCGACGGCTTCTCGTCGCTGGCCGCCGCCCTCTACTCCGAGAAATACACCGGCCCCCTCACCCTCCACTTCAACCTCGGCATCCCGGAGGCCGTGGAACCGCCGCCTCCCCGTCCGGTGCGGATCCCACTCAAACGCTCCCGCCGCACCCCCAGCCGCTCACCCGCTCCGCACAGGGACTTGACAGCCCCTGCCCCCGTCCCGCACTCTATCGGCTGAGACAGGCGGCGTCCCCGCCTGACCCTCCGCGTGAGACAGTGACCCGGGATTGGGAGCTTGCTGGGGATTTCAGCACGCACAGTCAGTAGGACTCCTCCTCCACTCAGGGTCACGAACGCGCTCCGCATCCTGCGGGGTGGTTTCCGTCCTGAGCGTAACTCCTTGCTGCTCCGCCCAGCGCCGTCTCAGTACCTCCCTTTCCCCCTCGCAGGATGCGTAGTGCGCTCCCCACGTGGGAACCTCTGAAGG